CGCGCGTTGATAACTCCTGGTGCATGCTTGGCTGCAAGCATTATGTCCCATTCGTCTAAGACCTGGGCTGCGGTCGACCAAGACACTCCCGAAGCTTATTTCATTTATGATGGTGGATACTTCGCGAGAGCCTGACCAGCAGCTTAGCTAGTGCCGGATTTCTTAGAACGATTGCTCTTGATGCTTTTCCTCGACTTTTAAGAGGCAAAGGATTGGTTGACTGACTTGTCTTCTAGGGAGCTCTTAGTTTGTGCCACGATTTCAGTTTCGGACTAAGTAGCTCCTCTGCGAGACTTGGGTTTATCCTCCTTGAAGATAACTTTCCTATGTTCGGTGTTCATTTAAATTTATATTCCATAGGAATGGTCAGCCTCACCTCCAGCTAAAATAGAATTTTGAGAGATAGCAAGAACTAAGTCAATAAGTCCAACATTAGCACGCCTATTGATCTAATATTCTAGCTGGTAATTAGAAGGAAGAGGAGGATATTTTTTCTACCACCAAGCAGTAGCAAAGTCACTGTCCTCTAGGGACAAGGTGGTAGAAATGGTCGGTAACCTGATGATGTCTTCCAGAAGCCTACTTGCTGTTTCACTCTCAAGTCCCATCAATATGGCCATCCTATGTAGAACTGGGTTCTTGAGTATGTGAGCGTTTTACTTATTGTAATACTGCTTAGTCATAAGAAGTTTCGTAAAATCGCGAACAGCTAGTAGCTTACCGTTGTTCCTGAAGAACCACTTAGAGCAGAACTAAATTTCTTCAGGTTACTTCGCCACCGTCACCTCCTTGACAATTTGCCCAAGAGGTGAGTCAGTCTCATTATCGGGTGACGTGTTTTACATGACCAATGCGCTAACGTCACCACCAAGAATAACATCGTCACCTGCAGCTAGTACAGGGCCATCTGAGATGAACTTATAATAGCAGATGCTCTTCAAGGTATTGGTAAGAGTTGTATATGGGTCTCCAGAAGGAGTGGTACCTGACACTCTCATGTAAACGTAGTCTTCCTTTGACTCTGTGGCGAAGTATCTCTGGAAGCATCTTTATACCTCAACACTCCACGAAGCATGATTGTTTGTTCCAGGGAAAGGTATGAATATATCGAACTGGAAATTCAAACTTTCCTATACAAAAAGCTCTACAGCTTCAGTGGGTGTGATGCCTCTTATTTCATTGTCAGGGTGTTCGAATTATCTAAGTAGATACTCCTGAATCAATGGATGTCGCCAGAATGGCTCTTCAGCGGCCATTCGAAGTTCTGCAAATTGAGATCCTTCAAAAGCAGAGCCATCAATGCAGGTGACTTCGTC